TACACTAACAAAGAGGACGCTAGATATGCGTATATCGCGCCATTCTACAAGCAGGCGAAAGATGTTGCGTGGCAGTACCTTAAGAAAGCTACGCGAGGCCTTGCTATTGAAACAAGGGAAAGTGACTTGCGGGTCATACTTCCTAACGGTCAATGGATTACGCTCTACGGCGCTGATAACCCCGACGCTTTGCGGGGGATTTACCTTGACGGCGTTGTACTTGACGAGTTCGGAGATTGTAGACCGTCCCTTTGGGCCGAAGTTGTACTCCCAACACTTGCCGACCGTAAAGGGTGGGCGACGTTCATTGGCACGCCGAAAGGCAAAAATCACTTTTACGAGATAGTACAACGCTCGATAGCAGAAGAAAGATGGTTCCACATGACGCTGAAAGCGTCGGAATCAGGCTTGTTAGACCAAGAAGAACTAACAGAAATGAAAGCGCTCATGGACGACGCGCAGTACGCGCAGGAACTTGAATGCGATTTCACTGCAGCGGTGAAAGGTACGTATTACGCTGCTATGATACAAAAAATGGAAGTTATGGGACACATAGGCAATCAGCCTGACCTATACGATCCTATGCAGCCTGTGTACGCCAGTATGGACCTTGGACGCAAAGACAGCACGGCGGTATGGTTCTGGCAAGAGCACGGGGACACGATAAACCTAATCGATTACGAAGAAATGTCAGGTGAAATAATTGAAGACCATATTAAAATGTTTAGGACTAAGCCCTACAAGCTCGAAAAGCTATGGGTTCCACACGATGCCGTTGCGCACACCGTCCAGACTCGTCGGTCTAGTATCGAGCAATTTCAAGACGCAAACTTTCCTGTGGCGAAAGTACCCCAACTTGGCAGACAGCAGGGCATTGACGCCGCACGACTGATGCTGCCTAAATGCCGTATAGACGCGCGCAAGTGTCACGGCGGCATTGAGGCCCTAAGAGCGTACCGAAGAGAGTACAACGAGCTTACCAAAGCCTACCGCGACACCCCGCTACACAACTGGGCCTCAGACGGCGCAGACTCGTTTAGATATTTGAGCTTGGTGGCAAATCAGAAGCAGGTTACACTTGAGACACCAAAGTCAACTATAATTTTGCCTGAGCCTGTTACGTATTCGTTAGACCAGCTATACGAGGAACAGTCGTCAGGGCGTGTTTTGTCTATTTCTAGGCGGAGAATAAGTTAATGGCCTACAACGATTCTACAGACAGCCAGGGAAATATTGAGTCCCTATCCGAATTCCGCAAGGGTAAAAACGATCAATGGCAGCGTTGGAAAACCGAATTTGACGCGGCAGACACCGCAAGTAAAAAATGGCTAAAGCAGGGTAACAAGACTGTCGAGAAGTTTACGGGCAGCAAAAAGAATTCAGAAAGTGAAATGTTTAGACTAAACCTGTTTCACTCGAATATTGAAACGTTAATGGCCATGATGTTTGGTAAGCTCCCTGAGATAACGTTCTCACGTACTAACATGGACTTTAACGACGATATCGCACGTGTGGCAGGCATGATCTATCAGCGCATGTTAAACGCCGACATAGGCACGCCAAACGACCAGTATTCCGAAACGCTAAAACAATGCCTCGAAGATCGTATGTTACCCGGCTTAGGTATTGCTAGGGTGCGCTATGATTTTGACGAGGAAGAAGAACAGATAGCGGCGGTGTATGACATAAAAACAGGTGTTGAACTCGCCAGCGCAGAAACAATAAACCAAGCGTCTAACGAGCGCGCGCCCATTGATTACGTACACTGGCGTGACTTTAAGTGGTCCCCGTGCCGTACGTGGGCCGAAACTAGATGGCTAGCCTATAAAACACTATTCACGCGTGATCAGCTTGTAGAAAGGTTTGGTGAGAAGATAGGTAACAAAATACCGCTTACCTCGTCAAAATACAGCCAAGAGGAAAAAAACGGCGACGAGACGCTAAGTCAAGACGCGTTCAAGCGTGGTGAAATATGGGAGATTTGGGACAAGGTAGCCCGCAAGGTTCACTGGTGGTCGCCCGAATATAAAGACATGCTGGACAGCAAAGACGACCCGCTAGGCCTTACGGGGTTCTACCCGTCGCCGCAGCCTATGACGGCTAACGTTACTACAACGGCGTTTATGCCTATCCCCGACTATGTTATGGCCGAGGACTTGTATCTAGAAATAGATAAGTTAGAAACCAGAATTTCGCTTATAACCGAAGCGGTTAAAGTAGTGGGCGTCTACGATATGAACTCGACAGGCGTGAAGCGCATGATGTCTGAGGCGGTAGAAAACGAATTAATACCTGTCGATAACTGGGCTATGTTTGCTGAAAACGGCGGGCTGCAGGGCCAAATCGATTGGATGCCTATCGAAGAAATATCAAACGTGCTTGAAAAGCTCATAGGACGGCGTAACGACGCAATGGCACTGCTAGGGCAGATAACAGGCATGGACGACGTAATGCGCGGTGCCAGCCAAGCTGGCGGCGCTGCTAGCGCTACTGAGCGCGCATTGCAGGCAAGATTTAGCTCTGTGCGTATTCAAGCCCTTCAAGACGAGTTTGCTAAGTACGCAACGGATTTGATACGCCTACGCGCGGAAGTTGTAAGTAACCACTTCTCGCCTGAATCGATAGTTAAACAATCCAATATTATGTACACAGCGGACCAAGAGTTAGTCGAGCCCGCTATCGCAATGATCAAAGAGCGCACCGATCTTATATGGCGTATCCAGGTTAAACCCGAATCTGTGGCTATGGTCGATTATGCGCAGCTTAAAGAAGAACGTACCGCGTATATAACGGCGCTGGCTACGTTTATGCAGTCTGCAGCGCCGCTAGTCGAAATGGACCCCAAAGCTACGCCGATACTATTAGAAATGCTCAAATGGGGCTTAGCAGGCTTTAAAGGCTCTAACGAAGTCGAAGGCGTGCTAGATCAAGCGATCAAGTCTATGCAAGGCGCGCAGGGTGAAGAACAGGAAGGCGAAGAACAACCAAGCGACGCGCAAGTTAAAGCGCAAATGCAGCAAGCTAAACAAGAGTTCGAAAAGTTAAAGACCCAAGCCACGCAAGATTTCGAGCGCGAGAAATGGGCGCATGAAAAAGAAATGGCTCAAATAGAAGCGCAAAATAGCCAAACGCAAGTTTCTATGGAAGCGGAAAAGGATATACAAAAAGAATCCGCGCAGTACGAGTTCAATATTGAAGAAGAGAAAAACGAGACAACCGAGTTTATAAAACGTGAACGCGCGCGCAAAGCGCTTACGCCTAACAAAACAGGACAGTAGACAATGCTTTCACGATTAGATAGGGTACTACATAACGAAGGCTTCAAGCCTAAACCCTACAAAGACACGGCGGGCGTGCTAACGATAGGCCACGGGCTTACGTACCTTACCCGCGCCGAGTCAAGAGCCATAGTCGAAACTAGGCTGCGGGATTTAGATATCAAATTGAAAAAAAGTAAGCCTTGGCTGCTAAAATACCCATCTGAGGTACGCGAAATAATTGTAGAAATGAATTTCCAATTAGGCGTGCGAGGTACTAACGAGTTTAAAAAAATGTTTGCAGCACTTCGTAAACGGGATTTTAAAACTGCTGCCGCCGAAATGCGCGACAGTAAATGGTATAGACAGACACCTAATAGAGCCGAACGAATGGCTAAACGAATGGAAAAAGTTAATGGGTAAAAGAACGTGGGTACAAAGGCCAGAAGGCCTAGTAGAAGTATTCCGGGAAGGCCCGCAAAATAGCGTAGCGCCTAGTATACGTATGGACGTGCAGCCGTTTAGGTCGCCTATTGACGGCAGTATGATCTCAACGCGTGCAGGGCTTAACGCACACAACTTGCGCCACGGCGTATCTAACGACCCTGATTCGCTAGCTGAAAAAACTAAGCGTCACCTAGATAACCAGCAGAGCCACGGGCGAGGTGCGGAGGCAAAAAAAGAACGCATAGCAGCGCTAGTGGAAAGTTACGACCGCGCCAGTGCGGGCAATTTTCAAAGACACGTTCAATACGAAGATTAAAACCGCTACAGTAGGAGTAGTAAATTATGCCAACAGAAAACACAGAAAATAGCGAATTTGAAGAAGAAGTATTAGCCGCCGACGACATGCGCGAAAGTTTAACCGCCGCGTTTGACGAAAGCGTAGCCGGCGAAGGCGACGGCGAAAGCGAAGGTGAAAAGCCCGCAGAAGGTGAAAAGTCTGTAGAAGGTGAAAAGCCTGTAGCGCCCGCAGAAGGCGAAAAGCCTGCAGCCGAAGAAGCTACGGCGCCTGCTTCGTGGTCCCCCACTGCGCGCGAAGAGTGGGCCAAAGTGCCCAAGTCCGTACAGGAAACTATAAGCAAGCGCGAAAAAGAAATCACTACGGCCATGCAGGAGTCGGCTAACGCCAGGCAACAAATGGCGTCGTTTAGCGACATGGTTAAGCCCTTTCAAGGTATGTTTGCATCACAAGGCGTACAAAACCCCATGCAGGGTGTATACAACGTTTTGCAGACTACCGCGCAGCTACAAGGCGGCACGCCTCAGAACAAAGCGGTGGCTATGGCCGGATTAGTAAAACAGTTCAATGTCAGCATAAAAGACTTAGACGACGCGCTCGTAGGCAACGTACAGGCCGAGCAGCAAGCGCCTACAGACGCGCGCTACGACAAGTTAGAAAACGAATTTAAAGCGCTGCAATCGCGTTTTCATGGCCAAGACCAAGCCGAACAAGCGCAAATAAATGCTGAAACGCAAACGTTCCTAAAAGAAACACCTTTCGCTAGCGACGTGCGCACGGTAATGGCCGACTTTATGGATTTAGCGTCTAAAGCGGGTCAAAAATTAACACTAAAAGAGTCTTACGACCGCGCTATAGCTACGCGACCCGACATACAAGCAATACTCGCTAACCGCGCAAAAGCCGAGTCAAGTACCGCGCATTTAAACAAATCTCGCGCAGCGGGCGTAATCGTTCCAATCAATAGCGAAGGTGGTGGCGCAGCGCCAAAACCTACGTCTTTGCGCGGGGCACTTGACGCGGCGTGGGACGAGGGCTAATATCGCGGTTAACGTACCAAATTACGAAAGCAGTAGCCCCACGGCACCGCCGAGCTGAAAAGCCCACGGCGGCACACGAAGCGAACCTTTAGTAATTAGAAAGTTAGACCCCACGGCACCGCCGAGGTTTAAACAATCTAAGGTAAAGCAACCTTAATTCTAATTATTGGAGGATTCGCCAAATGGCATTCCCTAACATTTCCGACATTATCGCAACCACGATAGAAAGTCGCTCGAAGAAAATTGCGGATAACGTAACCGACAACAACGCCGTACTAAAAAAACTCAGTATGGCAGGTAAAATTAAAACCGTTTCTGGCGGCTCGAAGATTCTTGAAGAATTGTCTTTTGCCGAAAACAGCAACGCCGGGTGGTATTCTGGCTATGATCTGCTTTCTACTGGCGCTTCGGACGTTATAAGCGCCGCAGAATTTGACCTAAAACAAGCAGCGGTTCCCGTTGTTATTTCCGGTTTGGAAATGCTACAAAACAGCGGCAAAGAGCAGATGATCGACTTGCTCGAAGCCCGCATGGAAGTAGCCGAATCTACACTATCTAACCTAATTGCTGCGGCCATGTACTCAGACGGTACGGGTTCAGGGGGTAAGGAAATTACCGGTTTAGACCTTGCGGTTCCGGTAGACCCGACTACGGGCACGTATGGCGGCATTAACCGAGCTAATTACGCGTTCTGGCAGTCAAAAGTTTCATCATCTGCGCTAACGTCTACCAACGTTCAGCAAGCTATGAACGGTTTGTGGGCCAGTTTAATTCGGGGTAAGGATATGCCCGATATTATCCTTATGGATAACAGCATGTGGGAAATTTACGTCGCCTCGCTACAAGCGCAGCAGCGTTTTCACCAAGCTGAAGTCGGCGACTCAGGGTTTCCAACGCTTAAGTTTATGGGTACCGACGTGGTACTCGACGGCGGCATAGGCGGCAACGCGACAAACAAAACCGCGTATTTCCTTAACACGAAGTATTTGAAATACCGCCCGCACGCACAACGCAACATGGTGCCTTTAAGCCCAAACCGTCGTTATGCCACTAACCAGGACGCAGAAGTACAAATTCTCGCTTGGGCAGGTAACATGACGTCGTGTGGCGCTCAATTCCAAGGCCGATTGATTGATACTGATTAGTAGCTCTTAAATCCCTATGGCGTAGTATTTCGGCGCCATAGGCTTTTTTAACAGAATCGAAGGAATAAAATTTATGAATATTGGAATTGATATAACCTCAGTACGTACAACAGCCGAAGGTGCTGAATTTCGTGTCGGTACAGTAATGTCTCTTGAAGGGACTACTGGCGGTACGCAAGAGTTTATCTACGTCGAGACGTCAGAAGCAGTAACGGCAGCAGGATACCTCTGTGTCCTTGATAGCGCTAATATTGCTGAAATGGCGGACACAACTTCAACGGCCCCCGGTGCAGGCGCAGGAGCGCGCGTAGGCGCCGCTCAAGCAGCTATCGCTTCTGGTGGCTTTGGTTGGTTACAAATCTACGGTAAGGGCTCTTTACGAACTCTTGCAAGTGCGGCTAAAGGTACTGAACTCACTTGTTCAGCGACCCCCGGCGCGGTAGATGATGCAACTACAGCGGGCTTAGAAGTAATGGCGGGTATTACCCTCGGCACGGCCACGGGAGGCGTGGCAGCGACAAATGCAGACGCGTACTTCAACTATCCGTATGTTGGTAGAACGCTAGCGTAAATTTAATAAGGGGCGTTTACGCCCCTTGTTTTATGCACTAACACTTAACACACTACAGTAGGAGTAGTAAATTATGCCATTAGAAGACAGCGAAGGATTTACACAACTTGCAATGGGCACCGCTGGTGCTGAACGCGCTTTTGCAGCAACCGAACCTCAAAAGCACGGCTTGTCAGTGCAATTTTATATGCACCCTCTTCAAGACGCGGCGCAGACACTTGCAAAAGGCAGGCCGATTTTTAAAGAAACCGAATACGTACGCATTATGGTGCCTGGCGACAAAGCGTCGGTAGTTGAGCGCCCGGTACGGTTAGGCTTTTTTGAGACTGCCGACGACCAACGTTTTGCGGCAGAATACGCACGTTTTAAGCAAAACAAGAACCAAGAAGTTACAGGTACGCCGCTGTCGGAATGGCCCCCATTGACGCGCTCGCAAGTAAAAGAAATGGAGTATTTCAACGTGCGGACGGTAGAACAGTTAGCGGAAATGTCCGATACGCACATGCAAAAATTTATGGGTCTGCAAAGCATACGCGATCTTGCTAGACGCTTTATGCAGCACGCCGAAGGTGTGGCGCCGCTGACTAAAATGCAAGCCGCATTAGATCAAAGCGCTAATGAGCAGGCTACTATGTTTGAGCAAATTCAAGCTATGTCAAGCGAGTTAGCGATATTACGCGGACAAGCTAGCCAAGGCCCTGCGGGCAGCGCAAGTGAGATTATAGGCCAGGGTAGTCCTGGCGCGCTTACAGGCACCAGCGTAGCAGAGCCTACCCGCGCAGCAGCGCCAGTAGAAGAAGGCGAAGATTTTGGTACTAAGTATTCGGCAGAACCTATGAGCCTTGAAGGCGCAGAAGTTGTGCCCGACGACGAGCAAGTGGCCGAGCAAGTAGCCGCAGCAGTTGAGCCCGTTAAAAAGACGCGCAAAAGGCGTTCAATCGCTGAATAGGTAGAGCATGGCTACAAGTCGCTTTAACACAGTAAACAGCATAGTAAACGCGGTAGCCGTACAGGTAGGTCTAGGCGAAGTTACCGACGTGTTTGCTACTACGGACCCGGCGTTTAAGCAGCTCATTAGCCTGTTAACTACGGGTCTTCAAACGCTGTTAGAAGATTATGAATGGAATACCTTAGTACGCAGCTATCAGCTAACTACGGCTGACGGCGATACCGGGCGTTACGAGTTACCATCCGATTTTGCGTACATGATCGATCAAACCGGATGGGAGCGTAGCGAAAATGTACCGTTAATTGGTCCGGTTAGCTCGCAAGATTGGACCTTCCTACTAGGCCGCGATCTTGTTAGTTCAACCATCTACGCTTCCTTTCGGTTTGACCAAAACGAGTTTTACATTTTTCCTAACGACCCTGTAGTACCTGGGCTTAATATAAATTTTGAGTACATATCGCGTAATCTTATTAAGATTGCTGATGCGCCCACTACTTTTACGGACGAGGCGGTAACAGGGGCCGATATAGTTATGTTTCCGCCTAACTTAGTAAAGCAGCAGCTAAAAATGCTCTTTCTAACCGCTAAGGGCTTTGACAGCCGTGCGGCTACTGCTGACTTTAACAAATCTATTGCTGTTTGGATGGGTAGAGATAAAGGCGCAGGCGTTCTAAGCGCATCACGCGGCCGCTATGACAACTACCTATTAAACGGTTTTCGCAACACTCGCGATACTGGCTATGGGGTTTAAACATGCCCTACGGCAACGCTAGCCCACAAACTGCAATTTCTGCCACTGTCCCTGCATCTGTAGGCGGCATGAACACTATCGAAGCGCTTACACTTATGCGGTCCGAAGAGTGTATCTTTAGCTTTAACATACTCCCTGGTGACGGGGGCCAGCGCGTACGCGAGGGTTACCGTGAATGGGCTAACGGCTGGACTGGCGGGCCTGCTAGAACGGTCATTACCTTTGAAGGTAACGTAACTAGCGAAGACAGGTTATTCGTGGCGAATGACGCAGGTATATGGGACGTAAGCACAGAGTTTGACGTAACCCCTACTAAAGTTGTTACTTTTGGTACTACTACCGGTAACGCGGGTATTTGCTCATTTATTAACTTTTCTAACGACGGTAACGCGCGTTTCCTTCTCGTATGCGACGGCGCAAACGGCTATTACCGCTGGACTCAAGCTACTAATACTTGGGTTAAGTACACCGAAGGCACCAGCGCTGGCCAAATAGAAAACATAGACCCCGCGCTGTTTAACTTTATGATGGTGTGGAAAGAGCGTATATGGTTCATAGAGCGAGACACGTCTAGAGCGTGGTATTTAGGTGTAGGCGTGTTTGAAGGCGCCGCAACCGCGTTTAACTTTGGCGCTCAGTTTAAGCATGGTGGTGCGCTCCGAGCACTACACAACTGGACCTTAGACGGCGGCGACGGCATAGACGATCAGCTAGTGGCTATCTCGGGCGCTGGCGACGTAGTTATATATCAAGGCACTAACCCCGCCGAAGCGGGCAGCTTTGGGCTTGTAGGCTCGTGGTACGTAGGTACTATACCTGCGGGCAACCGAATAGCGGTAGAAGTTGCAGGAGAGCTGTACGTACTGTGCATTCAAGGCCTTTTGCCTTTGTCTGCGGTACTCAACGGCGCCGACGTAAACGACTTCAACGTACACTTGACGGCTAAAATATCCCCCTATATACGCAGCGTCTTAGCCACGGCTATGGACGACTTTGGGTGGCAAATACACATAAACACAAAGCAATCCTTGCTTACGATCAGCGCACCGCCGCGAGAAGGTTTTGATCGCATAGGCTTTGCTATGTATCAAGGAAGCAGAGCATGGGGTATGACTCGCAGTCTCCCCGCTGCGAGTACCGCTAATTGGCGTAAAGATATCTTTTTTACCGACATAGTAACGAACAAAATTTACCGGCAAGCAGGTTACATAGATAAAGTCTACATAGACGCGGACACTGACGGCCAACCTGAGGGCATAACGTGGGACGTACTAACCGCGTATCAACACCTTGAGCAACCCGCGCATTTCAAACGTGTGCAGTATATTCGACCAATGTTTACCGCTGTGGGCGTGCCGGTGTTTTCTGTCCGTGCGCAGTATGACTTTGACGTATCGCTTATTTCAGGTACGCCCGCTTTTGGGGGTACAGGTACTGCGCTCTGGAATGCGGGGCTCTGGAATGCGGGCGTATGGTCAGGAGGCTTAGAAAAAGCCGACAGCCCACGAGGCGCTACGGGTATGGGGCGACACATAGCAATAAACACACGCGGCGTATCCGGCGAAGAAACTACTTTAGTCGGCTACGACGTGGTTTATGATGTAGGGGGCTTGATGTAATGTTTACGTTTGTGCCATTACAGGAGTGCCATTGGCCGTTAATACCCGACGAGGGTAAGCCTACGCTTAGCGCCGAAACTAAAGGCGTAGTAGCTCTAGATGCTGCGGGTGTTATAGTGGCCGCGTGCTGTTTTGATACCTGGTCATTTAACTCGTGTCAAATTCACATTTACATAGCTAACCCGTTCGTACTTAAGCACGGTTTCGCGCATGAAGTTTTTAACTACGCGTTTAACACTTGCGGAAAGGGCATGGTAATAGGCGTAACCGCCGCAGATAACTATAAGGCGCTAAAGTTTATAAAAAACATAGGGCTAGAAGAAATATTCCGCATTCCTGACGGCCACAAAGTAGGCGTAGATTTCGTAATAACGCAACTACGAAGTGAAAACTGCAAATGGACCGAAAATAACGAGCGTTTAGACGCTACCGCGAGAAACTAAAATGGGTAGTAAATCAGCACCAAGCGCGCCCGATTATCGCGGCGCAGCCGAAGAACAAGGCGAGTCAGCGCGCGAAAATACGTTAAACCAAACGTACGCTAACCGGCCTACGCAGACTACGCCGTGGGGCACTAGTTCGTGGTCTACAGGCTCTACGCGCGACCCCTCCACGGGTGAAAACGTTACTACGTGGAACCAAAATTTAACGCTGTCGCCTTCGGAGCAGGAAGCGTTCGATTCGCAATCTCGCATACGTGCAGGGCAGTCTGCGGGCGCCGAAGCCCTTATGGCTAACGCGGCCCAATCTTTTGCAACGCCTACCGATTATTCTTCGTTTAACGACTGGGGTGCGGCGCCAAATCCAAGTGGTATGTACCGAAACCCAACCGCACAACGCGGTAGCGTGCCGAATTCAGTCGATATTATGGACCCTACGGAAAACAGGCAGGGTGAAGGCCCGACACTAAACGCCGAGGGCGTATCGTCCGATATGCAGCGCGGCACAGGGCCTACAAGTGTACAAGGCCCTAGAACGTCTGAGTTTCAGGCAGGTACGGGGCCTACAAGTGTACAAGGCCCTAGAACGTCTGAGTTTCAGGCAGGTACAGGGCCTGAAATGTCGGCTCAAGGGGTTACGTCGGACATGCTAAGGGGTAACGTGCCTACAGCACTGTCGTCGCCTACATCGTCCGGCATGGCGTTTGGTGCTTCTCCCGAGCTATCCGAAAGCGCGTTAACTGGCGCGCGAGATTTTGCGCAAGGCCCCGAGGTTAGGGCTGTTGCGGCGCCTAATACCGTTTTTGCCGGCGGTGTTGACGCTAACGTGTCAAACGACTTAAGCCAGCAGCGCTTAGATGCGGGGGGTGCGTTTAACCAAGATTTTGCTAACACGCAATTTGAGCGCCAAATGTCGCTACAAAACCCTCAAATGGAGCGAGAAAAAGAAGCGCTAGAAGTACAGTTACGCAACCAAGGTTTAACACCTGGAAGCCAAGCGTATGATAACGCTATGGGCGACTTAGACGACCAGCAAGGCGAGATTCGATCACGCGCGGCACAAGACTCAGTAAGGTTCGGCGCCGACGAGCAACAACGCCAGTTTGATCGCGAGCTAAGTACGCGTGCTCAAGGCGCCTCAGAAGTTACCGACGAGTTTGGGCGTAACCTTAATTCATCGCAGTTTCAGAACGCTCAAAGACAGCAAGAGTTTCAAGAAAACCAACAGCGCGACGCGCAGCGCTTCGACACCGAGTTAAGAGCTGCGGGGTTCAGCGACGGCCAACGTGCGCAGATGGTACAGCAACGGCTAGCGGATAATGAACAGCAGTTCTCGCAGCAGCTAAGTAAAGGTGCTTTTGATAACGCAACGCGAGAAATGGACTTTTCGCAGCAGCTTCGCGGACAAGATCAAATGTTTGGTCAGCAGGCTACCGCGTCTAATCTGGCCGATTCCCAACGCGCGGCGGACTTTGGCGAGCAACTTTCTAGCCGTGAACAGCAGTTTAGCCAACAGTTGAGCGCAGCCGGGTTAGCAGACCAGCAGCGTGCAGCCGACTTGGGCCAACAATTTGACGACAGGGGCCAGCAGTTCGGACAGGAGTTAAGCGCAGCTCAACTTGCCGACCAGCAGCGTGCAGCCGACTTGGGGCAGCAGTTTGACGACAGAACGCAGCAGTTTGGGCAGGAGTTGAGCGCGGGTCAGTTTGCCGATCAGCAGCGTAATGACGACTTTACGCAGCAACTTGCTAGCCGCGATCAACAGTTCGGCCAGCAACTAGCCGAAGGGCAGTACCGTGACGATCAGCTACGCGCCGAGGCAGACTTACGCTTAGACGCGGGCAACTACCAGTTTAATCAAAATATGGCTACCGCGCAGCTACAAGACACTCAACGCCGAGACGAAGTAAACGAAATTATGAGCGGTGCAAATCAAGTATTTAACCAACAGATGCAAGGTGCTAAATACCAAAATTCATTGCGTCAAGCGCAGATAGCCGAAGAAATGCAGTCACGCGGACAGTCGGTTAACGAGATTAACGCGCTGCTTTACGGCAACCAAATTGCGCAACCAAACATGCCGGGTTTTAACACGGCTGAGAACGCACAGGCCACGCAGTTTGGCAACGCGGCCGCAAACGCGGGGCAGTTTGCAAACCAACGGTATTCTACGGCGCTAGGGCCTGTAAATTCACTCATTGGCGCCGCAGGGCAGTACGGCGGGTCGGGGACTTAAGTTATGGAAGGTTTTAAGATGCCTGACGAGCTGCAAAAATTGCTCTCGCAACAGGACATGCTACGCGCAGGCCCCCAAACCGGTGCTGGGGCGTCTATGATGCCTACGCCAAGGTCGCAAGCTGAAATTGACGCGCTACGTGGCGCAGATCAAATGCAAGCGGGGCAGATGGCGAAGCAAATGTACCGCCAAGCAAACCCACAAAGCACGGGCCTGATAGGTATGGGACAAGATATTTACCGCAGCTTTAGCAAAGACGAAAAAATGCAGGGTTTTCAAGATCAGGCTATGCAGGGCTTAACGCAGGCGCGTACCGCCGAAGACTTGGGCGCTCGTCGCACACGTCAAGACGAAGTAAACGAGATTTTGCAGGGTCAGAACTTTGAAGCGGGGCAAGCTCGGTTAACTCAAGCGGGCCAAAACGAGCGTGCAGGGGCTAATAGAAGCAGCCAAGAAGGTATCGCGGCTAACACTCTTATCGGTCAAAACGAGCGTGCAGCTAACCTCATAACCGCTGCAAATAACCGCCAAGAGGACCAGCAAGCCTTTTCGGCGGCTACTGCTGACGTAAAACCATACCACGATGGCAACGGCGGTATAATTAACGTCATGCGCGACCCTGAAACGTTTGCTAACTTTACGGTAGGCGCAGACGGCACCCGGACGCCTGTAGATACTAGCCGGTTGACGCCATACACCGCGTCTACGCAGTCCGGCAGTCGTGAGCTAGCCGCGGAAGTGCGCGCGTCTGAACAGCGCTTAACCGAAGGTCAAAAGCAAATAGTTGACGATATGCAGGCTAGCATGCTTGGCAGGATGCTTAGTTTTGGCGACCTTGAGGCGGTGACCGGCCGTTTCGACTTACGCAGAATTGCGTCTAACTTAATGCCAGTAGGCGATAGAATGGAAAAAATGCAGTCTATGGAGCGCCAGCTAAACAACGCTAGAACGCTAGCTATGGGGCCTGTATTGGCTATGATGGGTGTAAGCCCTACCGACGCGGATATGGAGATAACGCTAGAAGGCACGCCCACGTCCTACGACGGCCCTCGCGTATGGATAGACTACGTAAGATACGAGTTTGCACCGGCCGCGCGCAGCACAGCTTTGTTGCGGCTGCAAGAAGGGCTTATTAACGACGGGCGCACGGCAGAAGACATAGAGTTAGCGTATGCCGAACTTATAGGTATGGCTGACGCTGCAGAGGAGCGCATTTTTGGCGGCGCGTCAGACGAAGGGCTGGGCGATTTTGACCCTGCGGCTTTTGGAAGTAAAGGTGACGCATCCACGCTTAACGACGCGCAGCAAGACGCGCTGTTAGAATATTTAATGCAAAATAGGGCTAATTAACATGGCTGATTTAGACGAAGATCAGCAAATACAAATGCTACAGCTTTTGCAGGCGAAACGCGGGCGCAGGTTACAGAAACCTAACGACGCTACTTTTGGCGAAAAAGCCGCAGAAGTCGGGCGCTTTGTCGGGCGTGGTGTACGTGACATGGGCGAAGGGTTGCTAGATTTAACGTGGGACGTGGGCATGGCGGCACTACCGCGCCCTGGCGTGGCACCTGTACAGACAGTTAAGAACGTACTCAACGAACTTAACCCCTTTGGTGGCGAAGAAGACGGCGCGGACGCTACACGCCAAGAGTTCTACGACGGGCCCTTAATGCAGTCACTCACGCAAGAGAAAATAGCGCCGGGCAACATGGGGCTAGACATGGCTAAGACGGCGGGAGAATGGGCGCCTACGCTTATCGACCCTACAAAGTCGAAGCTTACGCGCAAGATAGCGACGGTTATTATGGGTTCTGGCGGCGCTGCCGTAGGGGGCGAGTTAGGCGGCGAAGTCGGTGAAGTGGTAGGCGGTATTATAGGCGCTATCTCAGGTAACAAAACGGGGCAGGCTTTTGACGGTATGGTCAAATGGATGGTAGACCGTAAAGGTGCGTCTCTTGAGCGTGCCGAACAGGCGGTAGCAAAATTCTTTAAGGACAACGCAACGGATATTAACGCGTCTATAGAGACAGTAGCCGAAGGCACAGCCTTCGGCGAAAGGGGTACGACAGCGCAGCTAGCGGCGGATACAGGTATGTTCGGCATCGAGGCCGGCGCTAACACCACGACACCCGCTATAGTAGCCCAACGAGCCGCACGGCAAGGGCGTACAGATCAAATAATAGACGACGTAAAAAGCGCATTCGGGCCTGAATTAGTAGGCGCTGACAGAGCACTACCACAAGCCGCAGACCGGGTAGCGGCACAAGTAGGCGCGTCAAAAGGTAGATTGTCGCAAGCTGTCGCTAACGAAGCGCACGCGGGTAGAATAGCCGAAGCGCGGCGCAGCCAAGTAGCGCCTACAGGCACGACTTTTGAAACTAGTGAAAACCTTGCGAGCACGCTTGACACAACGCAAGCCGCATACGACTCTGCGTTTAAAACGCCTGCGTGGAAAGAATTTGATGCGCTCAGGGGTAAGAGCGGTGCTATCGATTCCGCACCGTTTAAAGCAGACTTAGAAAAAGGCCTGCGCAGTCTTAACCCTACTCAACGCAGCGTTTTTAACGACACGT